AATGGCATTTAATATAGAGAAAATAAATCCCTTAGATTTACAGCCAAGAAAAGTAGTAGGAGTAAGACTCCCCTTTTCTTCTAGAGATGTATTTACCCCTACCTATACTACACGAGAAGCATTAAAATCAAATCTAATCAACTTTCTACTGACAAATAAGCAAGAAAGATACTTAAACCCAGATTTTGGAGCAAATATTAGATCTCTACTTTTCGAGCAATTAACAGTAGATGTATTAGATGTAATTGATTCAACAATTAGAAGAGGAATAGAAATATGGTTTAACAATGTAAGTATTATAGATTTAACAGTAGCAGAGGATCTAAATTCAAATACAGTGGTAATTTATATGAAATACGGAGTAAACTTTACAAATATAGAAGATGAATTGTTAATAAACTTTCAACAATAATGACTCAAGATAGAGATATAAAGTACGTAAATAGGGATTTTAGTGATTTTAGATCACAATTAATCGAATATGCAAAAAATTATTTTCCAGACTCGTATAACGATTTTACTCCCGCTTCCCCTGGAATGATGTTTATAGAGATGGCTGCGTATGTAGGAGATATATTATCCTTCTACCAAGATACACAGCTACAAGAAACATATATACAACACGCTAAAAATCCTGCAAACCTATATAACCTCGCTTATATGATGGGGTATAGACCGAAAATAACTACCGCTGCTGAAGTAGATGTAGAAGTATCTCACTTAGTAGATGCAATACCTAACTCCACATCAACTGACGTAGTCCCTGATTGGTCTCAAGCATTACAACTACCTGCAAACACTCGATTAAAAGCAACAACCACCGGTCAAACTAATTTTTACATAGATAAACCTATCAACTTCAACTTCTCAAGCTCTTACGATGATACACAAGTTACAGTTGAAAATGTAGATGGGTTAGGAATTCCAGTTAACTATAGGTTATTAAAAACAGCAAAAGCATATTCTGGAGAAGTTAGAACTGCAACAGAGGTAATTACTTCTGTAGAAAAATATAAAACTATAACAATAAATGATACAAATATAATAGGAGTTCTATCAATAACTGAAAATAGTGGGAATACAGTATGGTATGAAGTACCGTTCTTAGGACAAGATACAATATTTGTAGATAGTGTAAATACTTCTACTGATAAAGGAACTGTACCTTATTTACTATCTCTTCAAAAAGTTCCAAGAAGATTTGTAACTAGATTTACATCTACCGGACAATTGCAAATACAGTTTGGAGCAGGAATATCAGGGCAAGATGATACAATAATAACACCAGACCCAACAAATGTAGGACTAGGACTAATACCAGGAGGAATTAATAGGATAACTTATGCGTATGATCCTTCTAATTTTATCTCAACACAAGCATACGGTTTAGCACCCTCGAATACTACATTAACAATAAAGTACCTAGTAGGAGGAGGAGTATCTGCAAATATACCAGCAAACGCTTTAACAACATTAATAGGGTACGGAGGCAGTGTAACAGGAGATACCAGTACAGTTACTTTTAATAATCCATTAGCAGCAGATGGAGGGAGAGATGGAGATACAGTAGAGGAATTAAGGCAGAATTCAATGAGAGCGTTTAATGAACAAGGTAGAGCAGTAACACTACAGGATTATGCAGTAAGAAGCCTATCAATGCCAGCTAAGTATGGATCTATTGCAAAAGTACATGTAGTTCAGGATGAATTAACTAATCCTAATTTAAAAACAGATAGCATTATAGATAGTAATCCACTATCATTATCAATATACTCACTAGCCTATGATTACAATAAAAACCTAATAGCCTCATCAGATAATTTAAAAAATAATTTAAAAAAGTATCTAGCAGAATACATGATACTTACTGATTCTTTAAATTTTAAAGATGCTTTTATAGTAAATATAGAAATTCAATTTGATATTATTACTAGACCAGATTTCTTAGGTAAAGATGTATTGCTTGCTTGTACTAATAGGTTAAAACAGCATTTTAATATATCTAGATGGAATATTAACGAACCAATAAACCTTTCAGCGATATACACACTCCTTGATAAAGAAAAAGGAGTACAAACTGTACAAAAAATAACAATAATAAATAAAGCAGGAGGAGACTACTCAGAATACGCATACGATATTACAGGAGCAACTAGAAATAACATAGTATACCCTTCTTATGATCCAATGATTTTTGAAGTAAAATACCCGAATACAGATATTAAAGGAAGAATAACAACACTATAAGATGGCAGTATATAGAATATTTCCTGAGAAGGACACATTTATCTTTACAGAAGTACCAACAGGTAATGCAGGTAAGGATGAAATAATTGAAATAGGAGGATACTCAGATATTTCGGGTGTAGGAGATACTAACCGAATACTGGTACAGTATAATACTACTGAGATTCAAGATGTAATTGCCAATAAAATAGGGGCAGCAGATTATAGTGCAAGTCTACATTTATATCTAGCAGATGCATACGAAATACCAATTAACTACAACCTTTATGCTTATCCGGTTTACGGAGCATGGGATAGTGGTGCAGGTAAATTTGGAGATCAGCCAGTAAATACCTCAGGAGTTTCTTGGCAGTATAAGCAAGTAGGCTTATCATCACCATGGTTAGCAAATTCATTTCCAGGAACAGTAACTGCTTCGTATCAATCAGGATCAACACCGGGAGGTGGAAACTGGTATACAGGTTCAAATGGAGTAAATCTAGAATTTACACAGCTACATGTTCTAAACTCAACCAACGATGTAAATATAGACGTCACCACTGCAATAGACCTATTTAACACAGAAACAATAGATAATAACGGGTTTATCATAAAACTCCCCAACAATCTTGAATATAACCTAACAGCCTCTATCCGACTCAAATACTTCGGCGTAGACACAAATACTATCTACCCACCATTCTTAGAATTCAAGTGGGATGATAGTACTTACAATACAGGAAGTCTTTCAGTTATCTCGAGTAGTACAGCAGTTATAAACCTTACAAACAATAAAGGTAAGTATGTGGATAATGGGAAACAGAGATTTAGAGTATCAGCAAGACCTAAATACCCAGTTAGAACCTTTACAACTTCTTCTGCATATTTAATAAATTACGCTCTACCATCTAGCTCAAGCTGGGGGTTGAGAGATGAGAATACAGAGGAGATGGTTGTTGATTTTGATACAAATTTTACAAAAATAAGCTGTGATTCAAATGGAGGATTTTTTGATGTATATATGGATGGCTTGCAACCAGAGAGATATTACCGTATATTGATAAAAACAACTTTAGATGGGAGTACTACGGTAATAGACAATCAAAATATATTTAAAGTGGTAAGAAATGGCTAATAATATAGAAATAAAGAAGACAGTATTTAGTACTACAGAATTTAACAGAATAGTAAATACAGCTTTCGAAACATTTACACAACCAGTTCCTGAGGAAGATTTAGATACTCCCGAAGAACTATTTCGGCTGTATGAGAAATTATATTACGATATAGATGTAGAGGGAGAAGATAATTCACATGAATATTTAGTAAAAAAGAGTTCAGAACTATTAACTTTCGATAAAGTAACAGAAGATATTCAACCACTATTGGATGAAATAGCACAATTAAGGCAACAATTATTACTAGCTAACCAGCAAATCATAGACCTAGAAATAAACGCATAATCAATGGCAGATATAACATATACAGTTACAGAAATCTCCCCAGAAGAAATATCAGGTTTCGAGCAATATTCAGAAGAGGATAAAGACTTATTAAATTCTTTTGAAATCAACAACCTATTCGATCCGAGCAAAAATCACATAGAGTTAGGTATATTCGACTTCTCCAACAATCTTCTTGAATACGATAGTAACTACAAAAACTATTATCAATTAGGGAACGCACAATCCGCTGGAAGGTCCGGAGCCTCTACTCTAACAATAGATCCAGTTAAAGATACTCAAGCATACGGATATGAATTAGGAGGAGTTATTCTACTATACCATTTACTAAATGATCTGTATACAGTAAACAATTCAAGTACTGAATTCTTTATAGAGAGTATTTCTGAAGATAGAACAGAATTAAGATTACTCGCAGTATCTCTAACAGATAATGAGATAGTAAATTTAACAGCACAAATAAAATCTAACTAGAAACAGAATCATACTACAGTGATTTTAGGTTAAATTTTAAGAATAATGATTTATTTATTGGAATTAATATAGATACAGTAGATATTAATCAAGGCAAAGCAGTAGTGGTGAAATTATATGAACCACTACCAGATGATTACTCAGAAAAAAGTAAACTAAGTATTGTAGACATAGTATCAGATTCAGTTTCATACAACATTGACTACAGAGTAATAGAAACACCACCAATACAACCTACACTAAGATCCCCTAATTTTAATTTAGAAATCTCAGATGAAAACACAGTACCTACCGGGTATCTAGATTATAACGATTTATTTAGTTACCCAGTTGAGAATGCAAATAGTGAAATCTACTCATTATTTAATGAAAAAGGAATAGATGTTAGTATTGATTTTACAGATTATAGTGATTTCATACATTTTTCTTCTGCAGAAGAGAGGTTAAATAATTTAAAATATAAAATAGATTTAATTTCTGACTATTCTGCGAGTTTATCATCAATACAGACAGGTGCATTAGGAAGTAGAACTTATTTTGAAAACTTAATAACAGGTATTATTAGTAATTTTGATCATTATGAAAGATTTGTTTATTATGAATCAGGAAGCTCATCATGGCCAAAATCAAACAGTACTAGGCCATATGAGAATATTCCAAGTGTAGATCCTATTACATACGTACCTAATCCGGTAGTTAGTGCATGGTACTCTACACAGCTCACACAG